GTTTTTTTAGTGCCATCTAATTCACGTTCTTTTTTTTCTAGATCGTTTTTTTCAACATGACCTGGTGGTCCAAGTTCTACATCTCTGTAGAAACCAGATACTTGTTGTTTTCTTAATTCGTTTTCTGATATTTTAATTACATGTATTACTGATTCTGCATCATCAATACTTGTTGCAGTATATGGAACTACTAATTCATCTGCAGGTACAAATTTAGATACTGCTCTTCCAAGTGGCACATCGTAGTAAACTTTTTTAAATGTAGAACCTGCAAGTGGTAAATGAAATAACATAGAATCAAACTCTGCTTCGTACTCTTGCATTTGATCCATAATTAAATAGTTCATAAAATCTTTTACACGACCAGCTTGTTGTTCTGTTTGTGGGTTCTTAACACCAATAACTTGTGTTCTAACTGGTCCGTCTGCTGGTAATAATTCTTTGTATGCCTGTGCTTGGAACTGTGTAACAGCCTCAGCAAGAACAGGGTGTGTTGCACCAGATGCTCCTTGGAAAGGTTCTGTTCTATTTTCGTATTTAAATCCTAGTAAGTCAAGCCCCTCTGTGTATCCTCTCTCCCAATCTTTTCTTGATGCTTTGTAGTCCATATAGTTTTGAGTCATCTCATTACCAACTGGCTCTAAAACATCGTCTGGTAAAATATCTGCTAGGTTGTCAAAGTGTGATTCTGTTCCCGGTATATTTATAGCTCCCGGTTCAAAGTCTAAAGTTGCACCACCATCTTCTTCAGGTATTACCTCTACAGGTGGTTTATCTACTATCTCTTCCTCAACACTAACTTCTTTGACTTCTTCCTCTGTAGGAATGTCAATTTTAGTTCGAGTGTTAGGGAGTGTTTTATCTATATCTGCCATTTATACTCCTATATTCTCTTAACACGTTTCATCAGCCCTTGCAACCCTTGTGAGTTGGGGCCAGATGCTGGTGGGGGTCCTGAATCTACACCAGCTAGTTTAGCTATACCACCGCCTGCTAATGTACCTCTTCCTTTAGAATATAAAATAGGTCTTTGTTGAGGATTAGACCCAAATCTATTTGAAGGTTGATAGTTTGTTAAATCAACATTAAGAGGCACTGCAGAAATACCTTGCGTTCCATAAGTCTGTTCATCTCCATAAATTTGAGCTTGCTGCGATAAAGGCATTTGTTTTAATTCATCTCTATAAGCTAATATGTCTTTTGCTGAAACATCTTCACCTTGTGATTTATAATATTGTGATAAATTTTCTGCATCTGAAGTTTTTAATTGCATAAAATCTCTAGGTAATGGTTGAAACATATTTAAATTTAAATCCATTTGACTTGGTTGTGATGGAAAAATTCTAGTAGGTTCTGTGTCTGTGTAATCACGTATTCCAGGTATACCTTCCATTTGATCTTTTAAAGATGCTTGTGCATAACCTGATTTAGCCATCTGTGTATCTGCAATCTCTTGTCCTTTTCTATCTATAAATTGAACTATATCAGATGAAACTGTATTTTCTTGTAATGATTTTTGTGCTCTTTGTAATTGTGCCTGTGTCATCTGTATGTCTGAAGATAAATCACCAATGTAACCTTCACCACCTTGATTATTTATATCTTCTAAATTTTTTAATTTGTTTTGCAAAGAATTTACTAAAGTTTGACTGTTTCTAAATTTATCCACAGCTAGTTTTTGATCAGAAAATTTACCAAACTTTTCTGCCTCTATGCCTGATGTAAAATCAGTTGCACCAAACGTAAGCGTGTCTATAGATTTTAAAAGAGAATTAGTTGGTTTCTCTCCTAACAAAGTTCTACCAGCAGCTTCTAATCCTACGTATGCGAGTTCTGGTATTATACCATATTTCATAAGCCCACTTATTACCGCACGACCACCTCTTAAAAGTTTTGCTGCGTCTTGCACTTGATCTGCTGTTTTAAATTTACCATCGTTGAAATTTTTTGTACCACTTGCAATACAATCATTAAGACTAGCGGTTCCAGTTGCATAACCTATTCTACCACCATCTCTTTTTTTAGGACCAAACTGTACAGCACATGTGCCATCACCAAGTGATGCTAAAAATGTTTCTAAATTTTTAAAATCTTTTTGTTTAAAAGTTTTAACATCTTCAATTACATTGCTAAGAATTCTTTGATAACCAGCTTCGGCTGTTTCTTTAGGTGCACCATAAGCTTTACCATCAACAACAATTCTAATTCCCTTATCTTTTAATTCTTGAACTCTACTAAAATCTCCTTTTTTAATTAAAGCTCCAATATCATCAGCTTGTTTATTAAAAACAGAAGTTAAAATTTGTAAGTCTTTTGTCGGATTTGTTCCAACACCCGTGGTGTGATGTTTAACGATTGAATTGTATATGTTTCTTTTTGAAGCTTTGTTAGATACAAATTGTATTAAATCATTAAACTTAATTTTACTAGTATCAAATCCTTTTGGAAATAATTGTTTAAAAACATCTGAGGTATCATCTAAACTTAATTTAGATCTTAAAGCTACATCATGGAATTTTTTAACTTTTTTAAAATCAGGGTGATCTTTAATTATTTTTTCTCCTGGTTTTAATTTATTGTTTACAATATAACCATTATAATAATATTTTTTTCCACCTCCATCTTTTGTACGATCCATAAATCCAACTACTTTTCCTCCTTGTTTAATAGGTTTGTAGTTTTCATTTCCTTGAAGAAATGCTCTATCCATAGAATACAACATAAAACCATCTGCATTTCCTACTCTAAATTTATATCTAAATTCTTCCGGCTCATCTACAAAACGAGCAATCTTTCTAACTAGTGCTCTATTGTCTTTTGGTGGTAAACCTTTTAATCGTCTTTCTTTTTCTCCAATTCTCTCTGGAGAGACACCATACGCATACTTTTTAAAATCCCATTTTTTAACTTCAGGAAATTGTCCTTTAATTTCATTTTGAACAGATACAGGTAATATTTTAAATTTTGTTGTATCTACAAAACCTCTAAAAATATATCTTCGTATTGAATCATAATTATTATCGTAAGAAGAAACTCCAATATTCGAATACTCTTTAAAATTAAATTTAGTTTTTGGAAATTTTTTCTTTAATTTTATTTTTTCGTAAGAGGTAAGAGGCTCTGCAATCATATCTCTAGGTTGTAATAAACCTGCTGGTCCTTTTCTTTCTATAGTGTACTTACCTACTTTTTGTTTTTTTACATCCTCTCTATACCCCTGCCTCACACCACCAAAA